CCATCATCTGCAAAAATATTAAAATATGATAACAGCACATGTCAGCTTGTAATATATGATATTATAGGAACATCTCGTTCATCATTTATCTCAAATTCACAATTTAAGTTGCGATGGGATAATCCATATACTTTTGGAACGGTCGAATATACTAATAATGAAGAATTGAAAAAAAGATATGTCGATGCAGCATTGGCTTATTTTGAACCAATTGATCAATATATCTATCCAGGCCGAGTGTATGATAATCGTGGTACTTTGACATTGACATATCAAAATACACTCGAAGGTAAAGCATCATACATTTTTAACAAAGTGTATACAAAAGTTCCAAACACCACCAGAGTTTATTCATGGGAACTTTATAGAAATGCAACGGCTCAATATACATCAACTCAAACAATAGTTGTTAACGGTGAAACTGTAACAACAACAATTCCTGTTTCAGTATATGATGTATTGTATACTTCAAACTCCTCTCCGATTAATGTTTTAAGTTTTTATGAAAAGGAAGAAACTTCCAACAGTGATAAAAGAAACATTAAGGTAATAAAACCTGAACTTATTAACAGGTTTTCCAAAACCTATTTTGATTTGTTAAATACATAAACCTATGGCGTATGATAATACAGTGGTGCGAAACACACCAAAAGGAGCGATTAATGAAAATGAGTATCAAAATGTACCAGGTACATTTTTTATTCAACAAATGCTTATACAAAACCAAAAGGGTGTTGTTGTAGATTTGCGCCCGTTGGTAACAAGTTTCACATTGACTGAGGAATTATTCAGTCCTGTGATTATGTTTAATGCTCGCATACGCGACAATATTAATTTTTTTGAAGATTTTGCAATTAGCGGCCAAGAAATAATACATCTTATATTGCATAAACCAATTTATAATTCCATTCGAGGAAAAATGGAATCTATTAAAGTTGATATTAAATTTTTGGTTAAGGAATATCCAAATTATGTTAAAACCCCACAATCAAGCATACAAGAATATGATTTGGTTGCCATTTCGGATTTTGCATATTTGTCATTATTGAAAAGAATAAGTCGCAGTGTAAAAGGTAATGTTGTTGATAATATAGTAAAGATTTTTGAAAAAGATCTTAATGTTAAAACGACGGTTGTGTTACAACCGTGTACATCATCATTTGACGGAGTGCTTGTAATTCAAAGTCCTCTTAAAGCAATTGAATGGTTGCGAAAAAAAGCATATGATGCCGATAATTCTCCGTTTTTTGTTTTTCCAAGATTAGGTCAACCGAATATTATTATTACCTCACTTGCAAATCTTTTTAGAAAAAAGGAATATAAGGAATATTATTATAGACCTCATGCCAACGGCACAGTTCCAAATACCAGAGATGCATTTAATGAATCAATGACAAAAATCATTAACATTAAAAGTAATATAAAATTGGATAAATTGAAACAAGCAAATGAAGGTGCCTTTGCCAGTAAAACTGTTATTACTGATTATGCTAAAAAATCATTTTTTGAAAAAATATTTAATCGAGATAAAGATATAAAATTAAATAAGAATAAATTGATTGAAAATTCACCGTGGGGTAAAACCTTAAATTTTATTATTAACGGTATAACAAGTAAACCTGAATCGTTGACAAATATACCTGATGCAAGTCGTACTACCGTATCAACAAATTCAAATAGTAATTCCAGTGGTAACCCAAACAGTTCCACTTTGTTGTCGGAAAATTTAGGACACCTTAAATCATATTTGTCAAACATAGATTCAGTAAATCACCAAATAGAAGTATACGGTGATTTTAAGTTAAACCCAGGTCGTAAAATTAAAATTAATATCCCAAAATCTTGTAACCTTGAACAATATAAAAAGAAAGTAAATACACACCTTGAAGGTGACAACGATGTTGATAAAGCACTTTCCGGTACTTATTTGGTTGCAGTATCTGTTCATACATTTTCCGACGGTGTGTATAAAACATCAGCAAAAATAATGAAAGATCAATAATGGTATGACAATTACAACATGGTTTACAGCAGTCGTTGAAGATGTATCGGATCCTACAAACGGCGGTCGTGTTCGAGTTCGTTGCTTAGGATTTCATAATAGTGATAAGGCTGAACTTCCCACCGAAGATTTACCGTGGGCCACATGCTTATTACCTGTGATGAGTGCAAGCGTATTAGGTATTGGTATCAGTGCCACTGGATTGGTTCCTGGAAGTTGGGTATTTGGATTTTTTCGTGATGGTGCTGAAATGCAAGATCCGGTTGTATTAAGCAGTATTGCATCTTCGTCAGATGTTGTTGGTTATAATAATGGGCTTGGCGCATTTGATGGTGTTGGGTTTAAAGATCCTTATGGTTCATATGGTTTTAGCGGTGGGCATGATATTCCTGCCAGCACAGCCAGTGGAGCACAAACTGGAGGTCTTGCAAATTATGGTGCTTTTGCTGTAGGTCAAAGTGGCATTTTATCCTCAATGGAAAATCCTCCAAAGTCGCCAACTGTTGGCGGTGGTTTTCGTGAAAAAGTTATAGCAATAGCAAGAAGCAGAATTGGCAATACATATACAACGTCACCAAATAGAGGCCCGGGTATTGCTGAACTTTGGAGTGCCACCTCTTTTTCTGGTGGTTATGGAAATTCTTGGTGTGCTGCATTTGTTTGTTGGTGTGTACAACAAACAGGAGTGTTTAGCGAGTCGGCTCGACCTAAAGAGGCAACTGTGGAAAATTTTGAATCATGGGCGAGAGGTGCACAACCAACTGTAAGCCTTATAGCAAACCCAAGAACAATTAATGCGGGAGATTTAATTACATTTAAAAATCGAAGTCATATTGGAATTGCATCAACGGCCAGTGACTTAAACGGTTCATTTAGTTCCATTGATGGAAATACTCCACCTCCGGCCGGTGTAAAAAAACCATGGGGTGTCCACGAAAAGAAAAGAATGGTCAATACTGTTAAAAATGTTATATCAATTAATGTTTAATAAATACCATTATGAGCAATGATACTAATAACAGATGGTATGCTCCAGTCGCTTCTGGAAGTACAGTTTATCCTTACAACAGTGTAACACAAACAAGAAGTGGTCACATTTTTGAAGTTGATGATACTCTTGGAAGTGAACGAATATATCGTAAACACAAATCAGGTACAAGCGAAGAAATTAATGCGACGGGCGAACATACGTTAACCATTATTGCCAATGGTTACAAAGTTGTTTTAGGTGATGATCATATGACAGTAAGCGGTAATGTTAATATTACCGTAATGGGAAATTGCAATACTGTTGTAAATGGAAATTACAACCTTGAAGTTAATGGTGATTATAATCAAACGATAAAAGGAACCAAAAGAACAAAAGTTGGAGTTCAAATGATCGCTGAGGTTTCTGATGAATATGCAATGAACATTGGCGGTAATCAAAAAATTACTGTTCACGGCGCTAATGATTCCAATATTAAAGGAGCAAATTCAGTTACCATTGGCGGCGAAAGTGAATCAAAATTTTTTGGCGGCAACTCATCCATTATTTTAGGAGACAATTCAACCGTCATTTCCGGTTCAAACCAAATTGCTTCTGTTGGTTCATCATCAACAATTGCATCAACTATAACCATATCAAGTGCGTTGGATACCATAATCGGTTCGGGAGGATTAATACGAACCACCAGCTTGCTTGGTACAATTATTAACAGTGGTGGTTTTGTTACAACAACAACCTTAGGTGAGGTTGCGGTAAATGCAGGAACGGCACATACAGTTATAGCAGGTGCAGCATATATGGTCAATAGCGGTACATATACAATTAATAGCGGAAATATTTTATCCAATAGTACAGGTACTACAATATTAAACAGTGCATTGCCTGCGTCTATTAATAGCACATCCATTGTATTTACAGCTCCGGTTTTAAGAGGAAATTCTGCTGCGCCTTCAGGGTTTGTTGCTTAAAATAATTTAAAAATATGTCAAATTTAATTACAATAACAACTCAACCGGTTGGTAAAAATATTCTTAAAAATAGTACAGATACATTTACCGTTGCAGCCACAGCAGTGGCAGTTGATCCTAGCAATGGTTACAATTTTACCAGCATAAGATATGAATGGTACCGAACAGATTTACCCAAGTTTGATAACTCAGTTCCAACACCTAAAGCAATACCTTTGGGTAGAGAAAGTAGTTTTATGCCATTACCAATATCAACTAATAAAATTTATTATGTAGATGTTATTGCCAAATATACAAATCCTTCAAATCCTTTACTTGTCAATGAGGTTACATTAAAAAGTAATGAAGTTGCTTTAACCGTAATTGATAGACCTGAACTTGCTGATAATCAACCTGGTCTTGCTCTTAAACAAATCTTTAAAGGGGGATCGACAACATTATCCGTTGCATTAAAACCGTCACCTAATAATACCGCATTTTATTATCAATGGTATGAAGGCGCATCCGGTTTGGAAAACAATCCTATTCAAACGGCCGTTAATGCTTTATACACAACACCAAATTTAACAACCACAAAAACTTATTGGGTAAAGGTTTATAACTTATATAAGGATTTTGCAAACAGTATAAATTCTCCAAGTGTGCGTGTTGAAGTTTTATCAGCTCAACAAAATGAGAGGCTATCAAATATTAATAAAATTAATAGTTTGACTGGCGGTACAAATGGTGACAAATTGGTTGATTTGGATGTTAATCAACTTTCAGCTAACTTTGCGGATGAAGCTGTTCAAATTGAAGCTCAAAAACTGCTTGCTGCTTTTCCCTCAATACCAAACATACCTGGTACTGCAGCTGCAGTATATCTAACGGATACATTAAATAATTTTGATGAATCTCAAATCAGAATTGCTTCACAAGCTCAAAGTTTGGCTGATTGTGCTAAAGATATACCACAACGACTTATTAATGCTGGTATTGCCATCGTAAAACAATTATTGATAAATCTTATATCAAATATTACGGGAATTGCTGTGGGTGATCTTATTGCACTGGCCAACGCATTGGCAAAAATTATAGAAGTAGCCGATCAATTTATTTTGAGTGTTGTAAGTGCCGCAGTAGGTGCTGCTGCAGCAGCTGTAAGTGAAGCATTGGCCGCAGCTGAGGGTGCCTTGGGTGAATTGGTTAATATATGCAATAGTTTTCCGTATACCGCTGAAGACGGAAGTATTGTTGGTTCCCCAACAAAAATCCCTGTAGGTATACCGCCGTCAAGTGTACAAGGAGTTGCCATTCCTGTAGGTACCGCAGGATACGATTCGGCGCCAAAAGATGAATATGATTTATTCACATTTCAATTAAAAGAATACACTGACGCTGATCCGAATTTGCTGGCATCATATAGTGGAATTGACAAAGAAAATTATAATTCAAGCCTATCCTATTTGCATACCATCACACTTGCATATCACGACAAAATAGCAAAAACAGATGATGATTCTAAAGACGCTCAATACCGCTCCGAATTTGAAACATCAATAGCCAATACCGTGACACACCATCCGACCTGGTCGAATGATATTATTACACATTTTACCAATAGAGGAACAATAATATCAGATGTTATTAATCGTAATGCTCAGGTAATAAGAAACTTTTATAGGTCAAGCGATTCGGGAAACTGGTTACCTTGGTACATGAGTGCATACGGTTATGTTAAAGCGGATGACGGATCAACTTTGGATGCAACAACAGCCAATGATATTGCATCAGGTAAAATTAAAGAAGAATGGCAATATTTAGGAACCAGAAATAATAAACTTATAAAAGGCACGAGTGTTGCATCCACTTATTTTAAATATGGAACCGTTCTTGATATAAGATTTGCTGATACAAAAGCACCTGTAGGAAGCGGTCGAGTCCGCGTTGATGACTCAGGAGACCTGAGTTCAAATGTGCTTGATTATTTTGTTGCCGGTGATAAAGCATTGGAAAAACAAATAACCAGTGGTTCTAAAAATCAAGGAGGTAAAACAAAACCTCGTGATACAACGCCAATTGAAATAAGAATTGTAAGCGGCGGTCCTAAATAACGGCAAACTTTTCTTATAAATAGTTTTAACAATGAGTTTAAAGCTTTCAGATTTTAATGATAAAAAATCCAGTAATATTTCTCGGGGAAATGTTTACAGTGATTTGGATGTATCATTCAATATTCACCCTACAACAAAGGATATAAGACCTGTTTTGGATATTGCTGCTGTTAAAAATTCGATCAGTAATCTTGTCCAAACCAGTTTTCTGGAACGACCGTTTCATCCAGAAATTGGCGCCGGCATACGAGCATTACTATTTGAACCGGTGGATTTAATTACAGCATTATCATTAAAAGATCGTATTACAAGTGTAATTGATGAATTTGAACCGCGTGTAAAAAATGTTACCATTCAAATTCAAGACGACAGTGAAAGAAATGCATATATTATTACAATAGGATTTACAGTTTTTAACAACCGAAATGAAGAATTTCAATTGTATTTAGGCAGATTAAGATAAAAATATGGCAAATTTACAAAAACGCTTGGACGTTACCGAATTGGATTTTGATAATATTAAATCCAATCTTATAAACTATTTCAAAAATACCGAACCGTTTAAAGATTGGGATTATTCAGGATCCGGATTAAATCAATTGTTGGATGTATTGTCCTACAACACGCATTATAATGCCATGTTGGCGCACACTGCGGTCAACGAAAGCTTTATTGATACAGCTCAAATACGAAGCAGTGTTGTTTCAAATGCAAAACTTTTAGGATATGTTCCACGAAGTAAAACTGCACCATCCATTAAGGTTAAAGTGGAATTTGGCATAGCAACAGGATCTCAAACAAATCCTAATACATACATTACTTTACCAAGAGGTTCTAATTTTAAAACATCATACGGTGATGAATCATTCATTTATACAACATTGGATGACTACAAATTGGAATTAAATGTATCAACATCACGATACACAGGTACCAATATTTTATTAAAAGAAGGTTCATTAAGAAGAAATAGATTTGCTCTTTCAAATTCCAATGATAAAAACGTATATCAAATTGACGATGACAACGTTGATATAAGCAGCATGATTGTGCGTGTATATGACAATTCAAATTCATCATCATTTGAAGTATATAGAAATTTTACAACAATTCAATTGACCAATGAGTCAAACTTGGCATCTGCACCACTTTATTTTCTTTCTGAAAATGCATACGGTAAGTATCAAATATCATTTAGTAGTACCGGAACATTTGGTAAAAAACCACCAAATTTAGGAATTGTTGAAATTGAATATTTAACAACCACAGGTTCTGCATCCAACGGTTCAAAAACTTTTAGTTATGTAGGTTCTACAATCCTTTATACATCATCACAATTCATTCCAATCGTGACACCAATGTCTACGGTTGATGAATTTGGAAATGTTATTTTTGAAAGATCATTTGGTGGTAATGAAAAAGAAAGTATTGATAGTATTAGATTAAATGCTCCTGCTGCATTTGTTGCACAAAATAGAGCTGTAACCGCAAATGATTATAAATCATTAATTTATTCCAATTTTTCCATTGTAAAAAGTATTGCTGTATGGGGCGGAGAAAGTAATGTTCCTCCTCAATATGGAAATGTTTACATAAGTATTCAACCTCAAACTGATGGTACAAACCATGTGACTCTTACTCCTGCCGAAAAGCAAAATATATTAACTTTCTTGGACACCAAAAGAATATTATCCATATCTCCGGTATTGGTAGATCCTCAAAGAATATCTCTTGTTCTTGATGTTCTTTTTAAATATAATAATAACCTTAGCGTGCTTTCTCAAAATCAATTACAAAATAAAGTATACAATGTTATTGGTGCTTTTAATCGTGATAATTTGGATTCATTTGAAAAGTTATTTAGACATTCAACATTATTACGATCAATTGATACTTCCGATCCTGCAATTCTTAACAGTTTGGTTCGAGTATTTGTATCCAAGAAAATTGACATTAAAGCGCAACAAACATTAAATAACCAAACATTACAACCTGAAAGAATTGTCGTAGATTTTGGTACATCTCTTACTGTATTGGACGGCAAAACAATTGCGTCTTTTGAAGGATACACATATAGAGGAAGAACAATTTATCTTGGCGATGAAGCTTCCAATGTTGCAAATATTCGAAATGTTTTTCAGTATACATTAGAAGATGGATTGGTTAGTAAATTTAAAGGTGCCAATGGCATTGATGCTGCTCCTATTGGTACGATAGATTTGGAAAAAGGAATATTAAATCTTGAATCTTTACAAGCTGATGACGACGTTACTGTATACATTGATGTAATTCCATCTTCAAATGATATTGCACCAAAACGCAATCAATTGCTTACCATTGACATGAATCGTTTAAGCATTACTGCCGATATTGATACTATTGCTTCAGGTGGATCAAGTCGAGCAGCTGATTATCAACCATTTTCGAGAGAAAGATAAAAAATGTTATTCAGTATTGCAAATGCCACACCAAGAAATGTTGAAAGCTATAGAGTAAACACTCTGTTGCCCGAAACACTTCGTGGTAATGCAGAAAAGTTGGTACAATTTTTAGAAGAATACTATAATTATTTAAATGGTCCAAACGGCCCATCATTGGAAATAAACAGTGTTTTATTGGATAAAGATTTGGACTATGTTTCACTTAAATATCTTGATTCAATTCAAAATCTTATTGCATCAAATGTTCCCAATTCACGAGTTCTGGATCGTGTATCATTATATAAGATAATTGTAAGATATTACAACAGCAGAGGCAGTGAAGATAATATTCTTACATTATTTAAAATATTATTTAATGAAAATGCTAGTATTAGTTATCCTAAGGATCTTTTATTTGAACCGTCAAGTTCGCCTGAAAAATCTTTTCCGTCTTATACATCAAAAATTCAAGATAATTATTATTGGCAACACTTTTCATATGTTGTACGTGCATCACTTGATTCTTCATTATGGGCTGATTCATTTAATAATTTTATGCACCCTGCAGGTCTTAAAATGTTTTACGAGCTTGCAATTGAATTATTCTCTCCAAATACTTTTGATGTTAAAAAGATACCAACCTTTAATATTGTTGAAGACAAAACTGAATGGATAAAACAGTTGTTAATGGTACCTCCAGGACAACATACACCAATATATCAACCTGGTTGGTTTCGTGAATTACTTCTTAGGTTTCTTTTTCAAGCAAATTCAAAACCTAACGGTTGGCCCGAGGTTTCAACACAAGAAGCATATTTTATTCTCGCATTAAGGTTAATTATTCAATCGCGCAATAGCAGAAATTCTCTTGTTCGATATGATTATGATTATAACGGCTTAAAGTTTATTGATGAATGCACTTTAAAAGACAGTGGGTTTCTAAATAAAACATTGTCTGAGGCAAATGAACCTTACAGCGAAACTAACGGTTGTAAATTTTTAAACCTTTCAACATATATTACAAAAGGAATTGTAATATTTGATGGAAAATACGTATTGACATTTAACGGTAAGGCATTAACATCGTTGATACAACACCCAGGAGACGCAGCGTTTTCTTATTATTCTTATAAGCAACCTGATGGAACATTTAAATATAAACGCCCTGACGGAACATCAACATACAATTTTGCTGAAGCTCCTGTGTTAACATTTAATGCTGAACCGCAAAATATACTGCTTCATCAAAACGGTGATTATGCGCAATTCCAAGATCAAAATTATATACAATTAGGATAATATAAATACAAGATATATGCCTTTAGGAAATTCAAAAACTGTAACACAACTTAGTTCGATTGGAACGGATGTTTTGGCTGCTGGTGATCTTTTCACTTTTGTTCAGATTAGTGATACAACATTTGCACCAACTGGAACCAATAAGAAAATTACTTCCACCAAATTGGCAAGTGAACTTATTGCTTTAGCCGATAATTTAAATCTAATTAAAGGTCCTAAAGGTGATACAGGCTCGGTCGGACCTGCGGGTCCTAAAGGTGATACAGGACTTACGGGACCTAAAGGTGATACAGGAGCATCGGGAACCTCTTCTGTTGATGGTACGACAATTGTAAATACTGCTGGTGTGCTATCGGTTGGAGTTATAGCTGCAGCCGATATTGGAACTGATGCTGTTACAACAAATGCAATAATCAATAATGGTGTTACATTTGCTAAAATTCAAACTGTTGCAACAAATAAGATTTTAGGAAGAATAACATCTGGATCAGGAAACATTGAAACACTTAATCTTGATACCGATTTATCAAGTCCAATATCTGGAAATTCAAGTGTGCCTACATCAACTGCAATTCAAAATTATCTTAATACTAATAATAATCCGTTTGCCTCATTTGGAGGTAATAGTGTAACAGCTGCGGTTTCAACTCGATCAAGCGGTACAGCAATTGCCACAATTACATCTACTGCTCATGGTTTTAATACAGGTAATAATATTGTTGTTACAACAGGATATTCGACAATTATTCCTGTAGGAACATACGCTGTTACCAAAACAGGAGCCGATACTTTTACGATACCAACAATTTCCACTGCTGCCATTACAGGAACTAATACTATTAAGTATCAAATAAATCCTAATGGAAATCAAAGAGCAACAACTGCGTTTTACCATACTGTATCTTATATTTCAAAAAATGGCGGATTGTATGCTGGAGGTTACGGAAGTACAGAAAAAATTCAAGGCGCAAATGAAACGTATATTAGAGAACATCGACCATTGATGGTACCGTTGACAGCAGGCGAAAAAATAATAAATATTTATTCGGGTGGTACTACAAATCCTTCGATGTATTTACTTACAAATAATGGAAATGTATATTCAAGCGGCTATAACAATGTAGGTCAATTAGGTCTAGGAGATGCTATTGATCGAAGCACATTTTTCAAAATAACATTTTCAGGTGAAACTTCTCCTATTGTTTGGTTTTCTCCAATGTGTGGGACATCAAATTCTATTTCTTGCGGCGCAGTAACGGCAAGCGGTAAACTTTATATGTGGGGATACGGTGGTGATCAGTCATTAGGTCTTGGTAATTCCAACAATTATTCAACTCCTCAACCTGTCAATACGGTAACAACTGTAGGAAGTGCTGCCGTTTCGACTCGATCAAGCGGTACGGCAATTGCGACAATTACGAGAACTGCTCACGGTTTGGTTAATGGTGATAGTATTGTTGTTACAAAAGCATTAACAACAATTATTCCTATAGGAACATACGTTGTCACCAAAACAAATGATAATACTTTTACAATACCAACAACTTCCACTGCGGCCATTATAGGAACTAATACTATTGATTATGGAACATCAACCAGTGCTATAAGTTTTAGAAAGGTTTTTGTACATAACAACTTTAATTTTACATATGTCATAGACAGTAACAATAAAGTTTATTCTTGTGGTAGCAACAATGTAGGCCAATTAGGTCTTGGAGATTTAATTCAAAGAAACACTTTGACTTTGATACCTGGTATGCTTGCCGATGATATATTATTGTCACACGGTGACTATAGATCTTCTGCATATATCATACGCAACAATGAACTATGGTCTTGCGGTCATAACAATTTTGGCCAATTAGGTCTTGGTGACATAATCGACCGTAATAGTTTTGTAAAAATAACTGGTATTACTTGCGCACAACTTTCATTAGGTGATCATGTTAACACAAATGTAATTTGTCTACAAACTAACGGAACTGTGAGAACATGGGGTTATAATAATAACGGTCAATTGGGAAACAACAATACAACAAACGCATCTTCTCCTGTAACACCATCAAAACTTATAGGAAGCACAACATCAAGTTTATCTGAGACCGACAACATAAAAGTAATTACACATGATAATGGTACTGTTACAGCAATTCTTAAAAGTGATGGTACGATTTGGACTACTGGCTATAACACTTACGGTCAATTAGGTCGTGGAGATGCAGTGCAAAAAAATTCCTTTGGGCAAATAATAATGGATGGCAATTTAAGCTTTAAAGACATATCATTTTTTGGATACAATAATGGAACTGTTCTCTTTGCCGTTGATCAAAATGATAATTTATGGGGAGCAGGATATTCCGCAGATTATATGTTAGGTCATGACATTATTACAGATTCTACTGTTCTTAGAAAAATTTCAATCATATAAAATAGCATATAAATAATACTATGTCAGCAATTATAACAGAAAACTTTCGCAGAAATAATACACGATTATTTTTAAACGATATATCAGCTCAAACAAACGGTAAATATTATCTTGGAATTGGTAAACAAGATCGTTGGGATAATGATGAAGAAAATTTAAATTTCACTCCTCCAGTTGCTGCCGGTACACAAGCGGATGCATCGGAAGTGCTTAATAATCTTAGTACTTTGGTTTCTTTAAATGCCTTAACTGGCGTTGGAAGAGTAATACCTGCTGTCGCTTGGAAATCTGGTAACATATATCAAGCTTACAGCTCGTATAACAGTGCACCTTTTTATCCGTCTGGCAATTTGCAACCATGTTATGTTACTATAAACGGTGCAATTTTTCTATGTCTTAAACCAGGATCCACCACGTCGACCGTTCAGCCTACAGTTCAATCAACCAAATATGCGCCATTTAGTTCAATAAGTGATGGTTATATTTGGGCTTTGGTTCAAGAAGCGCCAAGTACACAAATTATCAGAAACAATACCTTTACTGATATTAGTACGACAAAATTAACTGGTACTGAACAAAATAATTCAACAGCTCAATGCGGCGGTTTGGTTACAGGTTTTACCATTGTTGATGGCGGCACAGGTTATACCACAACCGGACCTACTCCTTCCGTTTTAAAATTAAGAGTGAATGACGGTTTTACCTTAACCGATCGCAGCACAACAAGTGTAACTTTAAATTTTACGGTTTCAGGTGGAGCCATTGACAGTGTATCCTTTCCCGCAGGTTGGCCTGCATACAGCGGATCAAATGCGGCAATAGGCGCATTATTTGCATCAATTGAATTTACGGGAAGTGGAAGTGGTGCAAAGATTGTTCCTACAATAGCTCCACCCAAAGGTTTTGCATATGATCCATCGGCTGTAATGCCTTCATGGTTTGCAGGAATTTCAATAAGCCTTAATGATAGTATTTCGGGTGATAATTTTTATTCACGTTATAGGCAAATATCAATTATCAAAAACCCTACAGTTACAGCTGGACAAGAAAGTGCGGGAACATTAAATGCATTAAAATATATTAATTTTCCTGATACGACTGATGTAACAAGTTTGTCTGGCATTGATATAACAAATTCTGCCGTTTTAAAAAATTCAGCCAGTGAAGTAATAGGATATGCCGATAAATTAATTACAACAACAGGAGCTAAAAAATTATATTTTCATCAAAACCTAAGCAGCGGATATAGAGAATTACCATTAAGTGGATCTATGACTATTAAGGTTGGTTCTGGTTCTACTGAATATGTTTATACTTCTATAAATAATGGTGAGTTTATAAACGACGGTAATGCCGAAGTGCTATTTACTGAAAATCGTTCCTTTATTACACGTGCTTCTGGTCAAACTGAAGATTTAATTCTTATAATTCAATTCTAATGCCAATAACAACAAAAACCGAAAGTTATTACGATGATTTTTCCGCGCATGATGTAACAAATGGGAAAACACCAGATGATAAAAACTATTTAAGAATTCTTTTTAAACCTGGGTATAGTGTCCAAGTAA